AATTTCGTTGCCATTTATGATTCTCTTAAGAAAAATTATATACTATGCACATGCCTGGACGTCCATAACCACCACGAGAGTGGGAAGTCCATTCACCACCGCCACCAGAGCCTGGTGCAGCATGACCTTCACCCCAGTGAGAATAGTAGTTACCACCGTGATGACCTGATGGTTCAGCACCACCAAAATAAGTTTCACCACCTTTAGCTTGTCCTTGGTCTCCGTGAGAACGGCCACCGCCACCGTGTAAGTTGACGTCACCACCAGAACCTACTCCGCCATGACCACCAGTATGAGAACCCCATGTGTTTGCGCCGTTACCGCCTGAGGCAGATACGTATGAACCGAATGATGTTGTACCGCCACCACCACAGCCTTGATGATAGTTACGTCCATCACCAGCACCACCAACTGTAACTGATACACTAGATATACCTGTTACATCGATGATCCTTTCAGCAAACCCACCTGCGCCACCTGATTCACAATGGCCACAACCACCGCCACCGCCACCAACAACCTGTACTAAAACTTTAGTGCAACCCGCAGGCTTGTTCCATGTGGCGTTATCTCTCCAAACGTCGACACGAATTACTTTACCTTTGTCTAGTTCACTGCCATACTTACTAGTTTGTAGAGTGCTGTTTGGATATGTTATTCCTGTTTGACCTAATTTTATTGACATATTCGCTCTCTATTTTACTTATAACTGTATACAACAACGCAGCCATCAGAACCATAAGCTCCGCGACCATGGTTGCTAATCCAGTTTCCTGCACCGCCACCGCCTGGTGCAGTATGATTTGTTCCTTCAGCATAGTGTGGTCTATATGAGTGATGGTTACCGAATGATCCACCACCAAAGTATCCTGTACCACCTTGTGATGCAGCTTCGTTCTCATGGCCATGACCACCGCCACCCCATAAATTAACATCACCGCCAGAACCTACTCCACCATGACCACCTGAGTGACCCCAGTTTCGATTTGCTCCATATCCACCTGATGCACTTACGTATGAACCGAAGGAAGATGTTCCACCGTCACCGCAACCTTGATGATAGTTACGACCATCACCACCACCACCAATTGTAACTGATACGGTTGTACCGTTTGACCAACCAGAAACATCAATCCATTTTTCAGCAAATCCACCAGCAGCGCCTGATTCTGTATGACCGCAGCCACCGCCACCACCACCAACCACTAATACGCGAATTTGCCTTGCACCAGTTGGTTTTGTCCATGTACCGCTTCCAGTCCATGTATCAATTTGGATAAGACCGCCACCATCATCATTTGAATCAAAGCGTTGGGTCTGTACCGTACCGTCTGGATATTCAATACCTGTTGCTGTTAAACGCACTGTCATTTATATTATTCTCCGATTTTTGCGCGAAGAGCTTTTACTTCTTCCTGTAGTTCTTTAATACCTTGAATTAACAATGGTACAAGTTTTTCATAGTTAACAGCTAAGTAACCGTTATCACGTTCAACAACAACTTCTGGTTGAACTGCTTGGATTTCTTGAGCAAGAACACCGACGTCGTTAATTGCACGATCTGGGTTTTGTGCTTGACCTTCAGCATTCCAATCGAATGTGTAACCACCGATCTTAGCAATCTTATCTAGTGCACCAGTGATTGGAGCAACATTTTCTTTAAGTCTGCTATCTGAAGAGTACCAAGCTGTAACGTCACCGCTTGAGTAGAAGTTACCACCAACATACATTGCACCAGTTACGCCAACACCACCAGCAACTTGTAAAGTGCCAGTTGTAGTAGATGTTGCTGCAGTTCCTGCTGATAGGATTGCTGATGTACCACGTAGTGTACCAATCGTTAGATCAGCTGCAGTTGTATTTGCAAATGTGACTGTAGTAGTTGGTTTAGTAGATACTTGATAACCAGTGAATAGTTTAAAGCGGCCATCAACGTGATCACGCACTAAACCATTATAACGTAGACCGTTAACGAATACACCCTTAGCTACTGTGATACCAGATAATGGACCAGTGTATGTTCCACCTACCTTAGTTACAGAGATTGTATCAGCATCAACAATAGTAATTGATGTGTATGTTCCGTTATATTCTGTATGAGTAGTTAAACCACTGATTGTGATACGATCTAATACTGTAGCACCGTGACCTGTCTTAGTAATATAAACTGTAGTACCAGCTGCAGTTGCAGTAGCACCAGTCAGTGTAACTGATGTGTATGAGTCAGCTGCAACACGATATGAACCAACAATACCAGAGTCAACAGCATCAGCACTATTACCTTCAGCAGTAAAGATCATCGCATCAGTAACAGCTAAGTTAGATGATGTTAGAGTTGTTGAACCACCTGAAATAACAATCGTACCTTGGATTGTTGTGTTACCGTTAATATTAACAGAACCACCAACGTTTAAGTTACCTTGTAGACCAATACCACCGTTAACTCTTAGAGCACCAGTTGTAGTAGAGGTTGAGTTTGTGCTTGAGTAGATCTCAACACCAGGCTGATGACCTGAACGAGCTGTACCAATAATACGCATACGTTCAAATGAGCTATCAGCAAAACCACCGGTTGAGAATACGATATCGTTTTGTGTACCGTATCCTGATGTAGAAACGAATAAGTTACCTAATTCATCAGTAGAACCTTCTTTAGCTGACATGAAGATGTAACCATCACCCTTGCCAGTAACACCGAATGTTGGGTCATCATATGTCTCTGAACAGATACCCATATCGATCCAACCAGAATCATTATCACCAGCTGATGAATAGAGGATTAAGTCTGTAGAAGCAGTTGCACCAGTGTTGAAGTTCTTCAACGCCATTTGTACGAATGAGTTAGAGTTACCTGTCATGATTGCTGACGCATCTGTCAGACCAACATAACCGTTGTATAGGTAATCATCTTCTGTTAAACGCTTAGCATTACTACCTTGAGTAATAACACCCATTTCAGCACGAAGGTCACCTTTAGTAATCAAGTTACCTTGAACACCAAGACCACCTTCAACACGAAGAGCACCTTCGTCCCAGTTTTGTGCTGTTGTAGGCATCTTAATAACGACACCCGGTTCAATCGTTACACCTGTTGGTAAACCAGTTGATTCAGAAATTTCAGGACGTGCTGTACCAATCAATGTCATCTTTACGTTTGCAGCATCGAAGCCACCTGTAAAGAATGTAATGTCGTTGTGTGTACCACCGTCACCAGTACCGATAATCAAGTCACCTTTACCAGCTGATCCTGTTGGAGCTGACATGAAGATGTAACCATCGTTAGGACCAGTAACTGTGAAGTCTGGGTTATCAAATCCTGAAGATGTAATACCCATGTCGATCCAACCTGCGCTATTGTCGCCGTTATCAGCATAAGCGATAAGGTCAGTAGAAGCTGCAGTACCATCATTTCTATTTTTAAGTGCTAATTGTACGAATGAATCAGCATCACCGGCGAATACACCAGAAGCATTTGTAACACCAACATAATAGCTCGGTGCAAATAGAGTAATAATTGCACCAGTCTTATTAACTGTTCCAGAACCTGTTAAACTAGGTACTGTAATTTGAATAACTCTATTAACTGTGTTATTAGAAACAACAGCAAATGTGCTATTCATTAATGTATTTGGATCAGCAATTGATGAGAAGTTGATAGTGTGCGAAGTAGTTGCACTTGCTAGTGGAGAACCAGCCGCATAGAATATGAATACTGTAGTTGTAGCTTTTGTAATGCTTGTTACAGTAGTAGTAACATCATCAATACCAACGTCAACTGTTAAGTCTTGCGCATCAACGCCTTGATAAACATCACCTTCAACGATATGTGCATTACCTTGAACTGTTAAGTCGCCAGGAATAGTTACATCAGTCTTCCACATTGGAACATTAGTAGCAGCATCAATCTGCAACGTTGCATTATCTGCACCAGCTGGTAAACGTTGAATAGCACCAACGCCATAAACTAACATATCACCAGTTGTTGTCAAGTTTACACTTAAGTCACCTTGAGCAAGTGCATTCCAATGTGTATTGGATAGATCAGCAGTTGGAGATGTACCAGTCACTGATTGGATATTAACATATGAAGATGTACCTACTTGAACTACATCACCTCTATGGTATGCTGTAGTATTTGAGTATGCACCTTTCCATTTTAGACCGTGAACAAATACACCCCAATCAGCAGTTTGTGTTTCTGGATTTTGGTTTAAGTTATCACGATGAGCAATATATGTGTTACCGCCGTGACGTACAATATCACCAACTTGGTATTGAGAAGTTGAGGACCAATCACCTTCTAATTCAACGCCGTTGACGAAGTTTTGCCACATTGTACCTTCATCGTTCCAGAAATCTGCATCAGCTGTGTGACCGTCTATACAGATATAAGTATCTGAACCAAATTTAACGATATCACCTTCTTTGTAGTAAACGCCGTCTGTCCAAGCGCCTTTCCATTGAATACCGTCTTGCATTAGTTCCCATTTATATGGTGCTGTATCCTTAGCTGTATAGAAACTCTCATCATCATTACCTGATGTGTGTGCTCCCAAACAAACATAAGTTTTACCGCCGTAGCTAACTACGTCGTCTTTAACATAAGCGTGGCCAGTTTGCCATACGCCTTTCCACCAAAACTTTAGTCTACCAAGTTTAAACTCTGCCATATTAGGTCCTCGTTGCCTTTATCTGATTTATTTATTATACATCCGTTGGATATGTTCTGTCAGCACCAACAGATGCAACAAACTCACCATTGTCGTCAATATAGTACGAAATTTTAACTTTATCAATACGCCATTGCTGATAATACAAAGCTTCCTCAGGGTTTACGGCGTCTGTATCGTAAAGTTCTCTTTGATTAAAAAACTCATGAAACGGTAAGGCAGATAAACCACCATCTCGTGTCAAGGGTTGCGAATACAATCTAACACTGTCAGTAGGATCTTTAAGATCTGCACTACCTATATATAGCGTGCCCTCTTCGTCTCTACGAAGACCGTAGTAGTAGCGTGGTCTTTCGTCTAGATTTGCATAACCTTCTGCGCTAGCACCAATTACGTGAGCCATTTAATCCCTCTTATGTGTAAGAAATAACAACCACACTTAAAAGAGCATCAATGCCACCTTCCCAGCTTGACACAATCTTAACTGTATTGTTTGGGGCAAGAAGTAACTTCTCACCTCCGTTAACCGCTTTTAAACTGCTATTTGGAGCAATTAAAATATCTTTAATATAGTATCCTTCATCACCGTCGGCATCTGTTACAGTAACAGAAACATAAACACCAGTATCAACAATGTTACAAATATTCAAACCAACTACAGCAGCCTTTTGATTTGCTGCGGTTGTAACTAATGTAACTGGAGTTCTACCAACTTCAGGATATACTTTGTTTGTAATATTACTAGATGATGCCATTTAATTATCCAAAAATAATAGCTTGTACTAGGGCAATCTCTTCGGCACCACTAGCATTAACAGCGTCACCAGCTTGGGCTGCTGACTGCCATTCAGATCCATTGAAAATCTCTAAAACGCCACGATCTTGATTAAGACGAGTAGCTCCAATAATTGGAGAAGTAGGTCTCTCACCATCACCACCCCAAGGCACAACAAACTGTCTGCCTGGAGAATTATCGATGACCAAGTCATCTCTAACTAAAAATGGTTTATTCGTTGTGGACATATTCTATATTTATATCTTTTAATCTACAGCTGTTGCATAATTCTAACAAACTTAGCAATATAATTTGTATTGCTGCCCAAAGGAGTGCTTGTGACTTTTAAGCTTAATCTTCCGTCTGCAATCACAGCATCGACAGTTGCTATTTCTCCATTGGTATCTATTACGCCGTATCTTGTTACAAAAGCATCAACTCCGTTATGGACAGCAATAACTTCCATAGCTTGATAATAAGCGGTCGCTGTTGCACCACTACTTTCGATTTCAATAAAATACTTAGCTGATTTATGTAAATTAATATCGAAGAAATCTAATGTAACCGTTGTTTCAACTGCGTGATTCCAATTAATTTGATTTGCTTCTAATACACCAAACGGTATACCTTCGACTACGGTTTCACCGTCAGCAACGCGTGTATAAAGCTTGCGATTAAATGTGTTAATCGATACTTCACCTTCATACAGCACTGTGCCATCAGGTACAACATCCTGAGAGTTGCTTCTACGAAGTTGAATTATTGTACCGTTTGACATTTATTATTCTTTAATTTCTGATGATTTAAAATCATCACCTTCTTTATCTTCTTTAGCTGCTTCTAAAGCCGCAAGTTTATCAGTAGCGATCGATAATTGTGTTTCTAATAAAACTACTTTATTCATTAGATCAGCGATCGCTCTTTGCTGACGTTCCACAAACTTATTAACAAATTCTTGACTAGCTTCAATTGCCATAATATATCCTTATGATTTAATTAATATGTACCACAATCAATGTGAGCAAACTTAGGAACACCGGTAGAACCAAGTTGAAGGATCTGACCAGTTGTATCACCACCATTATAGATTGATAAATCATCTCCGCCCGCAAACAATGCATCTCCATTCACATCAACGAATGGAACTGAGTTAGCTGTAAATGAAGAGAATGATAATGATGTTAGTAACGCATTACCGAAACGAACATCAGATGCTGTACCAGAGAATGTATCGCTTGTATTTGTTGCATCTTCAATGAAAGTAAAACGCTTAGCTGATGTATCGTAACCGAAGAAACCAGACTTAGC